ACGGCGACGGTTTTGGTCCAGACGAAGGCGGCGACGCTATTGAAATGGACGACACTGAAGAAATGGGCATGATGGAAGCTGTTAGCTTAAAAGCAGCCCCAAAGCCAGTGACTTCTGAAGAAGGCGGCATCAACAAGAAGTCTACTGTAGCCGCTAACGCAGGTGCAAAAGGCCCAATTGGCAACTCAGTCAAGCCAGTACACGCTGGTGGCGAAATGGGTGGACGTCACGACGCTCCCGGCGCTTACAGCAATCAAACTAAAGACTTGATCGGCGATTTTCAGAACAAAGCTGGAAATAGCATGAAAGATCAAAAGCCAGCTACCAAGCCAGTAATGAGTCAGGCCAGCGGCGTTAACACAAAGAGCCCAGTAGCTCGCGGTTAATCGATGAAAACACTAAGAGAACAACTTACCTTTAATCAGGCCAACATCCAGGTTCTAGAAGAATCTGGACCGGATGGCCACGGTAAGAGCCTCTATTTAAAAGGCATTTGTATTGAAGGCAACAAGCGCAATGCAAATGACCGTGTCTATCCTTTACATGAAATCAGCAAAGCAGTTAACACGATTAATCAACAGATTAAAGAAGGTAACTCAGTATTAGGCGAAGTGGATCACCCAGATGATTTAAAAATTAATCTAGATCGTGTGTGTCACAGTGTTGAAGGTATGTGGATGGATGGCGAAGCTGGATGTGGCAAACTAAAGATTTTACCAACCCCTATGGGTGAGTTGATCAAGACGTTGCTGACATCTGGTGTAAAATTAGGAGTTTCAAGTCGTGGCAGCGGCAACGTCGACGACAGAACAGGACATGTAAGTGACTTTGAAATAGTCACTATAGATGTGGTTGCTCAACCCAGCGCACCCAATGCATACCCTAAAGCAATATATGAAAGTCTCATGAATATGAAGTACGGTCATAGACTGTTAGAGGTAGCCAAGGAAGCGGGCGAAGACAACAAAGTGCAAAAGTATCTCAAAAATGAAGTTGTAAAACTCATTAGAGAACTTAAGATCTAAGGAGAATCTACAAATGTTAGATGCAATCAAACCATTGTTAGATAGCAACCTGATCACCGAGGAAACTCGTCAAGAGATTACAGAAGCTTGGGAAGCCAAGTTAAGTGAAGCTCGTGAACAGGCTCGTGCAGAACTCAGAGAAGAGTATGCAGGACGCTACGAACATGATAAGTCAGTAATGGTTGAAGCCCTGGATAAAATGGTAACAGAAAGTCTCACCGCAGAAATTCAAGCTGTGGCTGCTGAAAAGCAATCACTAGCAGAAGATCGCGTTCGTTTCCAAAGCAAGATGAAAGAGTCAGCACAGAAGTTTAACGGCTTCTTGGTGACAAAACTTGCTGAAGAAATTAGCGAATTGCGCAAAGACCGTAAGATGCACACAGAAGGACTAGCCAAGCTAGAAAACTTCATGGTGCATGCATTGGCTCGTGAAATTCAAGAATTTGCCGCAGACAAACGTGACGTGGTGGAAACAAAAGTCCGCTTGGTACGTGAAGCCCGCGCAAAACTTGAAACACTCAAAACACGTTTCGTAAAAGAAAGTGCAGAGAAAATGAGTCACGCTGTTAGCCGTCACCTCCGGGATGAGCTGGGTCAGTTGCAAGAGGATATCAAAATTGCTCGTGAGAACAATTTTGGTCGCCGTATTTTTGAAGCATACGCAAGTGAATTTGGTGCTACTCACCTAAATGAGAAAGCAGAAGTTCGCAAGCTATACGCTATGCTAGAAGGCAAAAATAAGCAATTGAAGAAAGCCATTGAAATCTCACAACAAGCTAAAGTTGTTGTTGAGTCAAAAGAACGTGAAATACGTATGATCAAAGAAAGCAATCAGCGTCAAGACCTGATGCAAGAATTGCTAAGTCCCTTAAACAAGGAAAAAGCTGAAGTCATGCGTAATTTACTGGAAAGCGTACAAACTAACCGTTTGAAAAACGCCTTCGAAAAGTATCTACCAGCCGTGTTGGAAGACCGCTCTGTGAAAGCCTCTAAAGTGATCACAGAAAACGTTTCTGTCGCAACTGGGGATAAAACTGTTCCAAGTAGTCAACAGGAAGATCGTGGCAACGTGATTGACCTCAAGCGCCTGGCAGGGTTATAAAATTTAATTTTTAGGAGACTTAAATGTCACAAGAACTATTAGAAAGCCGCTGGGGCGAGACCAAAGAAGCATTGCTTGAAGGTTTGAACGGCTCAAAGCGCAACAGCATGGGTGTTATCTTAGAAAACACTCGCAAGTACTTGAAGGAAAACGCTTCCGCAGGTTCAACAGCCGCTGGTAACATCGCAACATTAAACCGTGTGATTCTTCCAGTTATCCGTCGTGTAATGCCAACCGTTATTGCTAACGAGTTGGTTGGTGTACAACCAATGACTGGTCCAGTGGGTCAAATCCACACTCTGCGTGTACGTTACGCACAGAGCTTGACAGACACTTCTGCAGCCGCTACTTCTGTAACAGCTGGTCAAGAAGCATTGTCACCATTTACAATTGCTACAGCATACTCTACAGTTCCTCAAGGTACTGCTACCGCTACCAACTACACAGGCGGCGCAACAGCTACCATGGAAGGTACTGGCGGTAAGCAAATTTCTGTGCAAATCTTGAAGCAAGCTGTTGAAGCTCGCACACGCAAGTTGCAAGCACGTTGGACATTTGAATCTGCACAAGACGCACAAGCCATGCACGGTATTGACGTTGAAGCAGAAATCATGGCCGCACTGGCTCAAGAAATTACAGCTGAAATTGACCAGGAGATTCTCCTGTCCCTACGTAGCCTAGCCGCTACAGAGTTCACATACAACCAAGCTACCGTTTCTGGTACTGCTACATTCGTTGGTGACGAACACGCTGCTTTGGCTGTGTTGATCAACCGTGTTGCTAACCTGATCGCCCAACGTACACGTCGTGGCGCTGGTAACTACGCTGTTGTTTCTTCAGCTGCTCTGACTGTTCTGCAGTCTGCAACAACCAGCGCATTTGCACGTACTACAGAAGGTACATTTGAAGCACCTACAAACACCAAGTTTGTTGGTACATTGAACGGCGCAATGCGTGTGTTCGTTGACTCTTATGCAAGCGACACAACACCTGTGTTGGTCGGCTACAAGGGTTCTTCAGAAGCAGACGCTCCAGCATTCTACTGCCCATACATCCCATTGATGTCTTCAGGCGTTGTGTTGGATCCAAGCACATTCGAACCAGTGGTGTCATTCATGACACGTTATGGTTACATCGAGTTGACAAACACTGCATCGTCTTTTGGCAATGCTGGTGACTATGTTGGCGAGATCGCTGTGTCTAACCTTTCATTCTCCTAATCAGAGAACCAACCCAGGGATGGGAAGGCAAAAAAGCCCCGCAAGGGGCTTTTTTGTTGACTGTGTAAAATTAGTTTGGTTAAATATTTCCATGCAAACAATATTCAAACATTCAACAAAAGATGCATTCCTTGTGGCGCAAACAATGCTGGTACTACTTTCGGCAATAGTAATAGCTAGTCTTGATCTCAATGCCTGGTGGAATTTACTACTAGCACCGTTTCAGGTCATGCTGATTCTCAGCATGCAAAACACATCATTGCACCATCATACACATTGGGCAACATTCAACAATAAAAAGTTAAATCATGTGTACGAACTGTTGATAGCAGCCGCGGCTTGGTCAACGCCGGAGACCTACAGATTGAGTCACACAATTCATCACAAGTATGTAAACGATACTCCAGTTGACGGTAAGTCTAAAGATAAAATTTCAGTTTTTGGGCATGGTAAAAACGGACAACTAGAGAATGCCTGGAAATTTTGCTGGCGCAATGGATTTTTTTCTTGGTTTAGTCCGTGGAAATATGTTTTCTACGAGATGTGGAAATCGCAACGTCCTAATATCAGCATGATGAAATATGATCAGTGGCACAGACAATACTTGGCAATTGTAATTTTTCAATTGCTGATACTGTTGGTGAATTTCAGTTACGGTGTTTGGTTGATTTTTGCAATTTACTTGTTGGCACATTTTTTAAACTATGCCTGGCACTATGGCGAGCACTATGGTAGCTATCACTATCGCGGTGATACCACACAAGACTCAGTGGGAATTTACAATCGGTGGTATAATATTTTTTGTTTTAATTCAGGATTGCATCAAGAGCATCATCACCGCCCAGGCGTGCATTGGACAAGATTGCATGAAATTACCAAGCTATTGCCGCCAACTAGAATAACCACCAACGGCATGCACATAGCCAATGTACCTTGGCTGGCTCATTTGAAATTACTTCTTAGACACTAAACGCCAGGTTCAAAATTAGTGGAAATTTGTATAAGTAACGTATGACCGATAGATTTCCATTAATTATTAATTCAACTAGTGGCCAAATTGAAGAAATTCCATCGGGTGACAATCTCAATTTGAGCAACAATAATATTGTTAATGCAGGAAACATCACAGCAGTTAACAAAACATCAACATCCACTATGTTATTAACTGGTCTGCCAAGTGATCCAACTGGCACAGCTGGACTCATATATTACAACACTACCACAGGTAAATTTCGTGGCTATAACGGAATATCCAACACCTGGACGGACTTAAATTAAACGTTGACAATGATTTAGATTTTGTACCAAGCTAGGTACTGGGCAATTTTTTTAGTAACACTGGCCCAATCCCCCCTTGTGGGTTGTCTAAACAATCTAGCACTGGAATACCATGGGCTAGAATCTCTGTCTAGTAGCCAGCGCCAGTCTGTAGCAAAAGCATTGAGCATGACCCATACCGGTCGACCCAAAGAACCGGCCAAGTGAGTGATGGCGGTATCCACACTGACAACAACATCCAAGTGCATCATCAGTGCAGCGGTATCAGCAAAACTGCTGATTGTACCAGGCCAAAGTTTGAGCCCAGCATCGGCTAGTGCTTGTGTTTCATCAGGAGTAGCATCTACTTGCAAGCTGACCCACTCATACTCAGGATGGCTCTGAATCATGGACAGCACTTGATCAAACGGCACACCTTTGTGTTGATTGAGCCAGGCGTCTCTACGACCACTCCAGGAGATGCCCACACGCATTTTGTATTTGGGTCCCAGGCGATCTTGCCACTGTTTCATCAACACAGGATTGGCGTTCATGTAACTTTGTATCTTGGGCAAGTTATCCAGCGTGACACCAAGTATGCCTGGAATACTCATGATAGGAACCCAGTAATCAAAGTCTCCCATGTCATCGCCGTAGCCGGCAACCTGCTGTATGATGTCACTGGTGTTTAACAAAGGAATTAATCCGTCTGTGACTTGTAGTTTGACCCGGGCACCCATCAGATGTAGATTGTAAACAAACCGCACAAACTGAATGCAGTCACCGTGGCCTTGCTCGCCAACAACTAGAATAGTTTTATCTTTGAGATCTTCACCACGCCAGCGTGGCTGTGAAAATTTAGGTTCGGATCCGGCCAGATGCTCGTAGTTCCAACGTGACTCATACGCAGGCCAACCTCGCTGGTAATCACCGCTCAACAAATAACTCACGGCCAAATTAAACTGTGCAGTCACATTGCTTGGTTCTAACAGTGTGGCATGTTGTAGAAATGGTATGGCTCGCTTTGGATGTCCACATTCACGCATGACATTGCCATAGTTGTTGAATGCCGCAGCTGATTCAGGATCTTGAACAAATGCCATAGCATAGCATTGCAATGCTTGTTCAGGGTTGCCTTCGGCTCTGTGCTGGTTACCAGCTTCAATTAGTTCATTAGTATTCATAAGGATATTTACGCTCCTAGCGATTACTATTTTACATTTTCGCTAAATACTTGTCAACACAATAAGGTGTTTTATGCGGTTTAACCCGCCGCGTAGCGACTAGAACTCGCATCGGACTTCTTTAAGGAGAAACAAAAATGGGACGTCCTCTTAAAATTCAAAAATCAAGCACTGGCTCGGGCAACGGCGGCGCAGCCGTCGGTATTGACCTTGGCTATCCTAACTTTAACAGTTTAACAAACCCTGTTTTCAACAGCCCAGTTCAAACTCTAAACGGCACTCAATATCTTGGTGTTGTTGGCGGCGCAGGTCCAACTGATACTCCAAGTGCAACCAACCCACGTGTTGACGTCACTGTTAACATTACAGGTAGTGCTGGCGTTGCGCAAGGCTATATCATCCGTCAAAAAGGTTCTCACAAGTATCTGGTTGGTGATGTTACCAGCATTGCTGACGAAAGCATGGTGGTTGGTCTTGCTTACATGATTACCGCAGTGGGCACCACTGATTGGGTAGCATGTGGCGCACCTAGCAACTATGGCGTGGGAACAATCTTCACTTGCTCAGCAGTTGGTGCAGGCTCAGGCACTGCTAACTTGGTTGGTGTTTGTGTTCTGCAAAACTCTGCAACACCCACAGCTGGTTTCATGAGCATTAGCTACATTGATGATACTTCATCTGAAGTGTTTGTCTCTAAGTTATCTAACAAGTTCTTGTTGGGCTGGGAAGGCGGTAGTGGATACACTGCTGATGAAGTTGTTGCTGATGCACGTCAAGTGGCCAACTTCTTCACTGACGAAGGCACAGTTATCAAGTCAGGCACTGCACAAACCACTATCAACGTGGCTTTGATACAGAACGTTACTTCTTAATTTATCAAGCAACCATGTCCTCCCAGCTACATACTGGGAGGATTTTTTTATGGGCCCAGCTTTTGTACTTGGTAACGGCATAAGCCGTCAACAAATTGATTTGAACTTGCTAAAAACGCTTGGGCGTGTGTACGGCTGTAACGCCATTTATCGAGAGTTTGCGCCTGATGTGCTGATCAGCACAGATTTGCCCATAAGCGAACGCATTCAGCATGACGGCTACAGCCGAACTCATACTCACTATACTCGTAAGCCCCTGCCAGATTCTGGATCAATGCGTATAGCACAACAATATTTTGGCTACAGTTCTGGACCAGCAGCAGTGGGGCAAGCAGCATTAGATGGTGCAAGAGCAATCTATCTAATAGGGTTTGACATGGGACCAAACCGCACAGGCAGATTCAACAACATCTATGCTGACACAGAATTTTACAAAAAGAGTTCGGCCAATCCTACATTTACTGGAAATTGGGTACGTCAGATCAAGCAAATAGCCAAGGATTTTCCCAAAGCAAGTTTTTTTCGTGTGGTCGGAGATACCACAGCAGATCTGTCAGATCTTCGGTCCATAGCCAACATGGCACACATGCCCATCGCAGACTTTCAAAACCGTATAAATAACACAAAGGAACTCTAAATGACTATCTACAAGCGTTATGCCAGCAATGTTATTGTTGAATCGATTGGGTCTGCCAACACCGTAACATTTCAAAATACCGGCGGCGTTGCTAATGTAATTGTCACTGGTGACCTAACTGTTACCGGTAACGCATCACTAGCAGGTAACATTTCGGGTGACAAGTTGTTCAACGGTACAACCTCGATTGAAATTCAAACTGCCAGCGGAAACGCCAATATTACTGTGGGCGCAGTCAGCAACGTTGCAGTGTTCACTCAAACTGGTTTGAACATCACTGGCACAGTGGTTGCCAACGGAAACGTAACTGGCGGCAACATTCGTACCGCAGGTCAAGTGTCAGCAACTGGTAATGTCACTGGCGGTAATATAAATGTCACCACTGGCAATATTATTGTTTCATACACCTCTGACGCAACAAGTGCTCAAGTGATTAGATTCACAGATGCCAATACCGCAGTCACAACACTGGGTGCAAACATTGGTTCTATTGAATGGTTTACTAGCGATAATACTGGACTTCTTGCAAGAACAACCGCTGCACTACGAGCAGTTTACAGCGATACCAACGGCAACGCCAACATCCTGCTACAAACCAATTCGACCACTAGAATCGCTGTATTGGGTGCTACTGGCAACGTAGGTATAGCCAACGCCGCCCCGTTACACACATTTGCTGTGACTGGAAACAGTTATATTTCAGGCACATCAGAAGTAATTGGTAACATCACAGGTGGCAACATAATCACCGCAGGCAGGGTAACAGCCACTGGTAATCTGGTGTCAGGAGCCAATGTAATAGCCACAGGCTATGCCACAATCACTGGCAATGTCACTGGCGGCAACATTATTAGCTTGGGAGTAATCAGTGGTAGTGCCAGCGGTATTTCAGCCATAGGTAATATTCGTGGCGGTAACATCAACAGTGATGCTCTAGTAAGCGCCACTGGCAATATATATTCTGGTGGCGGACTAGAAACTCAAGGCAACGTCAGTGCCACTGGCTCGGTACTAGCGGCCACAGCTATCTTGGGCAATGCCAATGTCACCGGCAACATGTTTGGCACAGGTATTG